CCCAAGAAACCTGCCAAGCCCGCATTTACTCGCAAGATGTTTGAACAAAAGTTTTATTCACTTGGGCTAGAGGATTTTCAGGCGCTTTGCCAGCTGTACGTTGAGAACCAATTAAACTTTAAGATCGAGCAACAGCCTGACTATGATCACTGGTTCAACTACTTTAAAAAGATACCTGCAAGCCACACACGCCTATTGGTACGCATTGGGCAGGACATTCTTGATAGTGAGGCATATGCGGCGTTGCGCCTGTGGCATGACATCATCAGTAACCCACAGCGCATTGCTAAGGTGCATCAAACCAGCCTGACTGGTCCAAAGGGCAATGATGATACTGGCATTGTTGCTATGGCACTAAAAAATGACCGCCTAGGCGTTTTAAAAGCAACAAGGGATGCATTAGCACAAAAGCTAGAAAAAGGCGCTGGCGCACGCGATACGGCTGCTGTGGCGCGTGAATTGACGGAAGTGATGACAGCCATTGCAGATTATGAAAAGCGTAGTGGTCCAAAGAAAACAACCATGCTAGGGCAGTTGCTTGATGGTATGCCGGGCAGTCAGGTTGCCAGCCCAGAGGCTAAAAAGCGACCAAGCAAGACAGGTGGCGGTACTCGCAAAACCAGCTATGCATCAAGAGTAACCATAAAGGATGTTGAAAATGATTAGGGCAAGCAAATCCAAAGGCACACCAAAAGCCAATAGCCAACAACCTAAACGCCGTTATGGTAATCAAAAGCCTCGCATTGATATTTATAGAGATGGTGATATTTGGCTTGCTGATAAAGTCATCAGGCTACTGGCTCACTATGGCATTGATCTAAAGCCGTGGCAGAAATCAATACTATACCGCTGGATGGCTGTTGAGCAGGATGATGAGGGTAGATGGGTTTGGGTAAACGCTGAGTGTGGCTTGCTTGTACCGCGCCAGAATGGTAAATCAGAACTGCTTATTGCTCGCATTGTAGGTGGCATGGTGTTCTTGGGTGAGGCGCTTATTTATACAGCACACTCTGATAAAACGGTTGAGGAAATCAAACGCCGTGTACAACGCTTTTTCTATGATGCTGAGGAAGAAATACGCGACATGCTTACCGATGAGTTTGATAAAGAGCCAAAGAGCCTAGACTATGTTGAGCTTAGAAACCGTGGGCGCTGTGTATTCCGTACCAGAACGCGTACGGGTGGCTTGGGTACTACCAATGATACATTGTTGCTAGACGAAGATCAGGAGGAAACTGATGCACAGCAAGAGGCATTGCTACCAACCATTTCAGCCGGTAAGAGCCAGAACCAGCAAACCATTCGAGTGGGTACGCCGCCAAGCGGTGGTAGCAGTGGTACTGTGTTTGTCCGTGTCCGCAAAGCTGTACTGGACGGCAAAGACCCTGATACCTGTTGGCAAGAGTGGTCAGTTGAAACATTACGCGACCCAAGCGATGAGGATGCATGGTATGAGGCAAACCCAAGCCTAGGTTATTTCCTGATGCTCAAAGCGGTCCGTAATGAGGCTAAGAAAATGGCAGTGGATAGCTTTAATAAAATGCGCCTTGGCTGGATTGCAGGCGTTGAAAACATGCGTGCCATTAGTGATGAGCTATGGACACCTCTGAAAATTGATAAGGTTGAGCTGGGCGAAAACCCAAGCCTAGTGTACGCGATCAAGTTTGCACCAGACGGCAGTAGTGTGAGCCTCGCAGTGGGTGTTTGGGTTGACGGCAAGATACATGTGGAAATCTTAGACCACAAGCCACTGAGCCAAGGCACGCAATGGCTGGTGATGTTTATGATGGAGGGCAAGCGCTGGCGCAAAGCTAACAAGATCATCATTGACGGCGCAGCTGGCACAACACTGCTTGTAGAGGAGCTGACACGCACAGAGCCAAAGATGGGCAAGCGAATACTTACACCTAATGTTAAAGAGGCTGGTGCAGCATATGGCGCATTCCATAACGCCATTGAGCTAGGGCTACTCACACACTTTGATCAGCCAGCGCTTAACCTCTCAATCCGTACTGTTAAAAAGCGGTCTATTGGTAAAGATGGTATGTTTGGTTATGCCAGCATGAACCCTGAAATACAGAGCGACCCAACTGAGGCAGCGGCATTTGCATATTACGGTGCTACTCGATTTCCAAAGTCCAAATCTGCTGGTAGTAGTGGGCAACAGGTGATGGTATAATCCTCACAGGTGTTGGTGAGTAAGACCGCCAGCGCTCAGAACTCCAATTCGGCAATAAAAGGCACATCGCAAGGTGTGTCTTTTGCTTTGCTATAATAATGCTTATGGAATTAGTGCCAGACACAACTAACGTGGTCTACATTGACGAATACCCAGAGCTTAAAAAGCGTGTCTGGTTGCGTAGGCTGGCGCAAGAGCGCACCGTTGGCATCAAAGCACTAGAGAACCTAATTATATTCCCAGAACCGCCTGATGGGGCTGCATGATGGGCAGATCACGCAAACAACCAATCACTCATGGTGTACCGGCATTAGTGTTTGTACCTACCAAAGAAAAGCTAATCATTAACGGCAAAACTTATACAGTGCTAAAAATGATGTACGACCTCAAAGGGGAATACATGCCTCTTGCCACTCTCAGACCTTGACAAAAAGCACTCTCTGTGCTATGATGTACATATGATTAACTCAATCAAAAACAAATACTACACATATCAACCCGGCGAGTTCTTACCCATCTTTGAGGGTGGGGTACTGGCTAACCGTAAACAATTCCACATGTACAAACTAAAGAAAGCGGCTGTTGCTGCTGATCGTGCATGGATGTCTTTTGTTGAACGCGCACACCAAGCCTAGTTGACCTCTGTTAATTCTGGCTTTTACATACTATATAGAAATGTTTAATAAAACATTTTTACATACTATATAGAAGTACCCCTGTAATGGTTTTGGCGAGCTGGTAAGTTATACCTGAGTTTTCCACAAACTACCGCCAGTTATGCACAACCATGTTGCTGACGTTAGCAATTTGGTGGTATATTAAAGACCAGACAAATGAATTGGAGGGTACTAATGTCTTACACGGTTAATGACCAGCGGAAACAAACAATGATTAAGCGGTTAGGGGATGCAGTTGAGCTTATAGATGATCAACGCTTTTTACCTTTTTACCGTAGTATTCAGATGAAATTGGAGCGTGATGGACACCCATTAGAGTGGGCAAAAATGATTGCACGCGCTAAGGCTGAGGGAATTGATAACCCAAAGATGTATTTTGCAAAACTGTGTAAGCGTGTAAAGGATGGCACATATCGCTTTGTTGACGCTGTTAAAGAGGTGGCTGGCGAGGCTAAACTATGGGTCAGTGATAAGCTGGTCCGTTTCAGTTTCGGTAAATATCAAAAGTATTGGGTGAACCGTGGGCAAGAATATATCAATAAAAATGGGCAAGCGGCTTTTGTTGAGTTGCTTGAATATGTCGAACGCAAAGGACTGCCAGACAAATATATTGCTCGATCACTCAAAAATGGGCAAGCACCGCGCCAGTATTATCAAAACAATGTATTGAGTACGGCACAATAATGCTTAGGGTATTTAGTACGTTTACCGGCATTGGTGGTTTTGAGATTGGTATGCATCACGCTGCAATGAATGTGCTTGGTGAGGGCATCCAGCATATTGATGTAGTTGGCTATAGTGAAATAGACAAGTTTGCAATACAGGTATTTGATAAGCATTTTAAGGGGGTGCAGAATTATGGCGATATTACAAAAATTGAGGCAGAGAGCTTACCAGACTTTGATTGCTTGGTGGGCGGTTTCCCCTGCCAGTCATTCAGCATCGCAGGAAAGCGCGGAGGTTTCAGCGACACCAGAGGCACACTATTCTTTGACCTTGCGCGGATTTTGCGAGCAAAACAACCTAGACTATTCGTATTTGAAAATGTTAAAGGGCTTTGCAACCATGACGGTGGCAGAACTTTCAGAACAATCATCAGCACCATTGATGAATTGGGGTATGATTGCCAATGGCAGGTGCTTAACAGCAAAGATTTCGGCGTACCCCAAAACAGAGAGCGCATTATCATTGTTGGACATCTTAGAGGAACAGCCAGACCCCAAGTATTTCCTATCAAAAGACCAGACAGCCAAGCTGTTAAGTCAAATGAAATAAAGGTTGGCATAGCCCCAACAATCTCAGCCGGAGCGCGTGAGGATGGCAGTGGGCAACCAGTGATCTATCAGCGCTCGCGTGGCAACAACAAAGGTGGTTTAAAAGATATAGTACCTACAATTACTGGCAGAGCTTACCACCACAACAATCATTTAGTACAACCAGTCATTACGCCTGATCGCATTAACAAAAGCCAGAATGGTAGACGCTTTAAAGAGGATGGCGAGCCAGCATTTGCCGTAACTGCTACTGATAGGCATGGCGTATTGATTAGCAAGACAGTCAGGGCAGGTGGTCGAAACTCACCGCATGGTTCTAAACAAAATTGGGATAGCTATGAGGTTGGTAATGGAATAATCCGCCGCCTAACACCAATGGAATGTGAGCGCTTACAAGCATTCCCTGATAACTGGACTGCTGAGGGTGTTGACGGTCCAATAAGCGATACGCAACGCTATAAGATGTGCGGCAATGCCGTAACAACCAATGTAATCCAAGCTGTATTTGAGAGAATACTTGCATGAAAACAGCCGTACACTTTTCCAGTGCTACCGATAATTGGGCAACACCACAGGACTTTTATGACCGCCTCAATAACATCTTTGAGTTCACGCTAGACCCATGTGCCAGCAATGATAACCATAA